GTCGGGATAACGAGTTTCCCCATTCCTATTACTAGGAATGCCAACACTTATAGCGTGTCATAACTGCCTGACCTCTTGTAACAAGATGGTAACTGGTTAGAGTGAACGTTGTTTATTTGGTCACTCCCCTTTGAATCGATTCTACTAGGATTTATACTAGTCTAACGCAATTGCGAACGTTAGGGGTTGTATAAACATTCATAGAGAATCCAAAGGAAGAAACCCTCGTGTTCATAAACCTGCTTGGAGTCGTGCGCCCTCACGGGTCACCTACTTCTTTTGCACCGTTTTCCGGAACACTTCTCACTTTCTTGCGACAGGGTCTCATCAAGACCCCACCCAATCCGTGTTCTGCGTATCCTCCGTTTCAGCGCCAAGATCAGATCCTGATGCATCGAGAGCCTCAGGTTTGACTTGTTTAGAGTCTCACCTGACCAGCTTTAATGCTATAGCAGGGTCCTTAGATCACAGTCGCGCCGCTACCAATCGATATAAATCGAAGTGGTTAGCTGTAGCAACTTGGTCGCGGTTTACTCAGGCGTATATGTTATCTTGAGGTACGAAGGCCTCAAGATGAGATATTCGATCTTGTATGTACTTATACACTTGCTCCAAAGTGGGTGCATACAGTGAATCGTGTCAAGATACCAAGACAGGCTTTGTTATGTCAAAGATATTATATGTTACCTGAGACATAATGTCGTCTGTCGATGGCAATCCTTCAATAGGGATGGTCATTTGCCATGTATGGCGACTAAATGATACTCATCTGTCACCATCATAGAATGACCCTTTCCCACCCCTTATCATCTCTTGATATGCCTTATGACTTTCGCCTTTCATGCTATAATACTTACGCATTATAAGCTGATTTAGTACGAAGTCGAAGGCATCCATCAATGACTGGGTTTCATTAGTTGAAAGCGAGATTGTTTCCGTTTCCGTAAGGAACGGTGCAATCCCACCTCTAATAAAACCGAAAGGGCCGATTATGCTTCATAAAAGGTTCTTTCCCGATCCCTTCAGAGATAACTCTGTAGGGAACGAGTCGAAGAGATCTTCTATTTCACTGGAGTGGCGAACTTCTCCCTCTTTCTGAGTTAGATCGAGAAATAGGCTCGGGAGCTTGCTATGGGAATATAGTACCCCCATCACGCTCTTAGCGCCAATAGCTGAATAGTCAGCTTTGGAATCTAAAAGACGTTTAGCAAACTCTGCTACACCGACAGTTGATTCTAAAGACTTCGACAGGTTGATGTCAACCCCTAACGATTTCATTAAAGAAAGATAAGCCTTAGCTACACTAGTATCGGCGATGACGATGTCATCACCTAATACAGCGTAGTGGGGAAATCAAACTTCTCATCCCGCTCGCATCGCTGCGAGTTGGACAATGTAATGATGTGTTAGAGCTAGCATCCCTCAGCTCGAATAAGCTCCCATTGGTTGTCCCACAGCATAAAGCAATGGAACGTCCTTGTGTCATCATGACCTACCCACCAACAGGGTGTGTCATGCGTCTGCGAAAGTAGAGTCAATTCATAAAGAAATGATGTCTCTTTGCAACAACACTGGGAGTCTATCGGTAGCCGCTGACAGATCATAACTATATATATCCTGGAACCCTTGATCAAGTAATCTCCTGATGGGGGAGTACTGATTAAAGGTTCCATCCTGAGGAATATTCTTCAGAATTTGGAATATGTAGTCATGAAAAGGTCGGAGAGCAGATTGAGTTCAGATATCGCAAATCGCGAACACCCGAACTTTACCTGCTGCCTCCAACTTCTCAGCCAATCTACCAAGCTTTAGATCAAATAGTACCTCTCAATAATCGTAGCCGGAAATTCCAGCCTCGCGATTAGATTGAAGTCTTAATTCGCATTTTCGTTTGAAAGACGAGAAATGACTCGCCTCACGCTTAAGCAGTTCCCAAAGATTGGGTCCTGTATAAGACGTGACCGTGCGTAGAGCCTCAAGTAGGTTGGGCTCTTCATGTAATGCTATTGCATCTAGAATCGCTCCTACGG